CAAACTGCAAGTAATAACGCTAAACGAATGATAGAATGGCGTAAAAAGTACGGCGATGAAGTGAGAGCAGGAACGCCAACTGGTTGGCGTAGAGCAAATATGATCGCTAACAGAGAGCCATTAAATATTGAAATGCTTAATAGAATTAAATCATTCTTTGCTAGACATGAAGGCAATCAAACAATTGCTGATCGTTATAAAGATACGCCTTGGCGTGACAATGGTTATGTCGCTTGGAATCTTTGGGGTGGGACTGCAATGCGTGATTGGGTTAACAAAAAACTAAACCAAATAAACGATTAGTTTGGCAATAGACAAAGACAAATGGCAATCTGCATTTGAAAGACAATTAGACATTGCAGAGAAAAAACAAATCGCTAAAGTAAAGCGTTACTATAAACGCGAATATTATAAAGGCGTTGAATCTTTTGTTTCTGATGGTCAAACAAACTTCCAATTATTATTTGATAATAAAGACTTGTTAAAAATATATCGTGATTTGTACACCGATATAGGAATGCGTTTTGCTAAATGGTATGTCAATAATTTTAGAAAGTTTATAACAAAGGCCGTTGACACATCGGCGTTTGATGATATTTGGGCCAATGCCTTTGCGTCTTTTGGATCAGCAATTGGCGCTCGACGTGTGACGCTTGTAAATGGTACGGCTAAAAAAACTCTTATAGATTTAACAGAACGATTAATGAGTGATCCGGAGTTTATGATATTAGGCGCAGTTGAAAAGGGCAGAATATTAAGAAACCAATTTAATCAATATTCCCAATGGCAGGCTGAACGTTTAGTTCGTACAGAAGCAACCGCGGCTGCTAACTTTGCACAAGCACAAGCCGCGCAAACAATATTCCCGCCTGAACAAATGCAAAAAGAATGGATTGCTAGTTTTGATGATAGAACACGTTCAACGCATAGTGAAACTGATGGCCAAATTGTTATGGCTAATAATACATTTTTAGTTGGTGGCCAACCAATGATGTTCCCTGGTGATCCTGCGGGTGGCGCTGCTGAAACTATTAACTGCCGTTGTTCGGTTGCATATTTTCCAATTGAAGGCGCTGAAACTATTGGTGACATTACAACAATTGGATTTGGTTTGGCTAGCGGTGGCATTAATGAATTTTAAAAAATCGTATATTTACAAAAATTTTTCTTATGAATACAATTCTATATAAAGCATCGCCAGTTGGCGAATTAATTGATGCTGATGAAAAGGCCGGAATAATAAAAGGTTATGGATCATATTTTGGAAATAAAGATTCCGATAATGATGTTATAATGAAAGGCGCATATAAAAAGACTATCGCCGAAAATGGTGAACGCGTTAAGTATTTATATCAGCACGATATGAATCAACCAATTGGCAAAATGAATGAATTGTATGAAGATGAAAAAGGTTTAGTTTTTGTTGCTGAAATCGCTAAAACACAATTAGGAAAAGATGTTGTTGAACTTATGAAGTCAGGCGTTATAACAGAAAATTCAGTTGGTATTATGCCAATCCAAAAACAAAACAAAGGCGATTATCGAGAAATAAACGAAGTTAAATTATATGAGATTAGCGCCGTTACTTTAGCCGCTAACGATCAAGCCAAAATATTAGATGTCAAAGGTAATGTTGACGTTGAAAAATTATCAAAGAGATATGATAATCTTTGCAAACTTATTCGAAAAGGCGACATTTCTGATGAAATGGGTTTTGCCATCGAAGCTGAAATATTAAAATTAAAATCATTATTTGTTGAGTTCACGAAGCCGATTGATGAAATCACTTCGCCGGATGTTGAGATAAAAAACAATGATTCTGACGTGTTAAATTATTTATTAAATTCCTTAAAAAATTAAAAATGGAAGAAAATTTAAAAAATCAATTGGATCAATTCAACAATGCTATTGATTCCAAAATTGAAAAATCAAACAACGAAGTTGTTGAATCTGTTGTTGTAAAAGCAAACGAGATTGTAAAATCTGAAGTTTCTGAAATGGCAACTAAATTAAATGAAAGATTAGACGCTATTGAAGTATCTAATAAAAAGGCGTTTAGCGCTAAAAGAAGAATGACTTTTAAAGGTGCTTTAACTGAAGCATTTGAAGATGGCGCAATTGAAAACCTTGCAAAAGGAAATTCAAGAAGTGCTTCATTCTTAATCAAAGCTGATATGACTACTGGCGCTGATTTTACTGGTGAAGTTATTGGTGCGGATAGAGTTCCTGGTTATAAATTTGATCCAACAAGACCATTGCACATTCGTCAATTATTAGCACAAGGATCAACTCAATCTGACGTTGTAAGATTCGTAAAAGAAAGTGGTTATTCAAATGGTGCTGCTGCAACGGCTGAAGGTACTACACTATCCCAGTCTGACTTTGACATGACGGCTGCTGATGCTAACGTAAGAAAAATCGGAACATATTTCCGTATTTCTGAAGAAATGTTAGCTGATACACCTCAATTGACTTCATATCTTTCGGCAAGAGCGCCTGAAAAACTTTTAGAAGTTGAGGATACACAAATTTTAAGTGGTAACGGAACTGCGCCAAATTTAAGTGGTATCATTACTGATGCAACTGCATTTGCTGCGGGTGATTTAGCTGATTCAGTTGATGAGGCTAACCAGTTTGATGTAATTGTAGCTTGTTTAAATCAATTAGCAGGTGCAAATTATAATGCTGATACAATCCTTTTAAACCCTTCTGATTTCCACAAGATTCTATTATTAAAAGATTCTCAAAATAATTACCTAAAAGACCAAGTTTATTCAGGTCTTCAGCCGGTATTTATGGGCGTTAAAGTTGTTTTAAATACTGCTATCGCTGCCGGATCATTCTTAATCGGAAACTTTGGAGTTGGAACACAACTTTGGGTTCGTGATGGAATCAATGTTGAGTTCTTCAGAGAAGACGGAACTAACGTTCGTGATGGATTTGTAACTGTAAGAGTATCTGAAAGAGTTGCTTTAACAAACTATTTACCAAATGCGTTTGTAAAAGGAACATTTTCTGCTGCAATTGCTGATCTTGAAACGCCGTAATTTACGGGTAATCAACCATAATTTAAGGCCTGGATTAATTTCTAGGCCTTTTTTTTATGCTTTATTTTTAGGCGCTCAACAGGTAAGAAACGAAAAAAAAGAAAAAAAACTTTAAAAAAAAAGTGAAAATATTTTTTTAATTCTAAAATGTGTTATATATTTGTATCAAACAAAACCAATAAAAGAAAACAAAATGAACTATCAAGAATTTATATCAGAAGTTTTAAACATAGTTGAAACTAAATTAACAAAATTAGAAATGCAATTTGCATATGTTGTTTATACAACGTTTAATGTATCAATATTAGATGCAATAAAAATATCACTAGAAAAATAAAAACATTAATCAGGCGGACTTCGGTTCGCCATAATATTAGACATCATGAAAACAACAACTGGATTAACGATTATACACGACGGAAATCGTGTTAACGTTTACACAAAAAAAGAATTAAAAGAACTAGAAAATAAAAATATTTTTGATAAATGTTTGAAAGCAGTTCTAAAAATATTAAATTTAAAAAATTAATTATGTGGGGACTTGACGAATTTCCGGATGATGATCACGAATTTGAATGCCGAGTTTGTGGTGAAAAATTATTTGAAGATGTATTTGTTTGTTCAAATAAATGCTTTTTAGCTGATCAATTATGAAAAAAAATATTAAGTTTTTATTAACAATATCATTTTGGATTTTTTCTATACGACAAATAATGATGTTTAACGATATGCTAGCGGCGATATTCTTATTTATTCTCGGAATGTGCGTTGCTTTAGCTAACGAAAATTAGTCATGATTTGATTAATTTATTGGTTTGTTTAGAAGGCGGTTATTAATTTAACCGCTTTTTTTTATAACTTTATGTTATGAATGCCAATCAATTTGGTTGCTATGCAGAATATTTATTCGCCGTTGAAGCAATGAAAAATAATTTATATGTTTCATTTCCTTTGCTTCATACATCACCTTATGATTGCATTGTAGATTCGCCAAAGGGTTTGTTTAAAATACAAATCAAAGCCATTAACGAAAGCAATAGAAAACGTAAACGAATCCAATTGCTAGATCGTAATAAAAGCGCTTATAGTAAAATTGACGTGGATTACTTTGCGATATATTCCAAACAACGTAATGGTTTTTTTATAATTAAAAATGAAGGCACAATTAAATCATTTAGCGTTGGTTTAGATAAATATTCAAATTATTTTAATAACTTTGCATTACTTTAATGTTTTCTTATTGTTTTCTATTCTTCGAAAATGCGTCGCAAATTTATGTGGCGCATTTTTTTTATCTTTACAAAAAATAAAAGATTATGAAACTAAAATTAAAACAATCAATTCTGCGAGGCGGTAAACGCTATGATGAAGGCGATAAAATAGAATTGCCTGACAACATTGCACAAAATTGGATTGCCAAAGGTTTAGCTACTAAAATCGGAAAAAAACAAAACAAAGATAAATTTGAAACTAAAGAATTAAAAGTTGAATATTTTGAAATAAAAGACGATGCGACAAATAAAGATTAATTCAACAACTGGATCAGAAATTATAACTACTCAAAACGTCAAGGATTACGTTCGTATTGATACAACTGCGGATGATAATTTAATTACTGCAATGATTAGCCAGGCGCGTATATGGTGCGAAAACTACATTACGCGTGACATAGTGGCCAAAAACAGAACTTATTATTTAGATTCAACTAACGGCATATTTGATTTGCCATTTGGCCCAATATCAAGTATTTCTGAAATCACTATTGATGGAACTGCAACAACCAGTTATGAAATACTAGGTTTAGATAATGAAACTATTGAATTGGATCAAGGGCCTGCTGAACGTGTTAAAATTACTTATGTAACACAAGGTTTAAATGATGCTTTAGTTAAACAAGCTATGCTTCAATTGATTTCAACGTATTATGATAATAGGGCAGATTTTATTGAAGGCACAGGCGGGATTGCAAACAATTCCGAAATCCCAACCTCAACTAAACAAATATTAACGTCATATAAAACAATGTTTATATAATGCAAGCCGGAAATTTAGATTCTAAAATAACAATCAAACGATTATCTAAAACTTCCGATCAATTTGGTGGTTTTACATCTACATTGTTAGATGTTGCAACAGCATGGTGCGATTTAAAGCAAATTAAAGGCGAAATAAACGATAAATTTGGTAAAAGGGAACATGATATTCAAGTTGAAATTACAATGCGTAAAAACACCGCAGATTTAATTCAGCTAGGTGACATCTTTACATTAGAAAATGAATCACAAAAATACAGAATCAATGACAAATTTGAATTTGATTTGGATTTTTACACAAAATTATTAGCAACTAAATCTGTATAATGAACGTTAATGTTAAAATAGATCAATCAGATTTGTCTAAACTTAAAAAAAAGTTAGATAATTTAAGAAAGTTTCAATCTAAAAAATTATCAAATGAATTAGGAAGAACTGGATTTGATATTGTAAAGCTAGCTAAACGATCAGCGCCAATTGACAAAGGTTCATTAAAACAATCGATAGGCCTACAAAAAAGCGCTAAATCAATAACAGTATTTGCAAACGCTCATTATGCGCCTTATGTTGAATTTGGAACTGGCGGCATGGTTGATTTGAATGATATGACAAAACTTGGTATTCCTGAAAGCTATGCACAACAATTTAAGGGCAATGGGTTAAGGGATGTTAATTTACCTGCGCGCCCTTTCTTTTTTAGTTCTGCGCGTGTGGGATTTAAAAATTTATTAAATCGTCTTAATAGCAAAATTAAAAAAACAATTAAATAATGTTAGAAGCAATTCATTATGTTCGCAAGGCTATACTTGCAAAGTTAAACGGGAATGTTACAATTAACAGTTCAACAGTTCCGATTTATAATCGTGTTCCAACAGATGCTTCATACCCTTATATTCGTGTTTATTCAGTTTCTAATGATGAAACAGATCAAAACCAAAGTTCATTCACAATGGAAACAATAACGCGCGTGGAATGTGTTACAAGATTTGTTTCTGATAGTGGTGGTGAACTGGATTGCAATCGTATGGTTTCACAATGTTTGAACTTATTGCGAACACGATCAGCAAATTATATTGATTTAACATCGGATGGATTTAACGTTTATACAAGCGTTAATGAAGGCGTTAATTATTTACAAGACGATCTTACAGATCATACATACTTTAGAGCAATTATTGAAATATCTAATAAAATAGAAGAAATTTAAAATGACTAAAATAAGCGAATCAACAAACGTAACTTTTGATTTAAAAACT